TATTGAGGAATGCAATGACTTTCCATCTGGCACTAATGATGACTTGGTTGACTCAACAACTCAGGCGTTACTGCGGTTTAGACAAGGCGGGTTCATACGGTTGCCGACTGATGAGCCAGAAGAAATTAGATACTTTCGCAGCAAGAAAGCTGCTTACTATTAAGGATAGATATGGCTACCAGCAACATTGACAAAGCTCTTTACCCCGCTGATGGGGGACTTCCAGATTTGATGGGCATGGGTGAGCCTGATCTTGAAATTGTGATTGATAACCCTGATGCTGTCACGCTGGCTGATGGCTCTATGGAGATTACGCTTGAGCCGGGTAAAGAAGTCAGTGATGACTTTAATAGGAACTTAGCCGAGGACATGGACGACAGTGAGTTGGGCGCTCTTGCAACTGAGTTAATGGAGTATGTTGATTCAGACATTAATTCACGCAAAGACTGGACTGAAACGTACGTTAAAGGTCTTGAAGTATTGGGGATGAAATATGAGGAAAGAACGGAACCTTGGAATGGGGCTTGTGGAGTATTTTCAACCGTTCTTACTGAGGCCGCGATCCGCTTCCAGAGTGAGACTATCACTGAAACGTTCCCTGCTGCGGGCCCGGTCAAGACGGAAATTATCGGTGCAATTGATCGCCTTAAAGAGGAGGCAGCAAACCGCGTTCGTGAGGATATGAACTACCGCCTCACTGAGGAGATGCCCGAGTACAGACCAGAGCATGAACGCATGCTGTTTAACTTGGGACTTGCTGGCTCAGCGTTTAAGAAGGTGTACTACGACCCGGGCATGAGAAGGCAAGTATCTCTTTTTGTTCCTGCTGAAGATGTGATCATTCCTTATGGCTCAAGCGGAGCAAGAACTGCTGAGCGTGTAACGCACTTGATGCGTAAGACAAAGAATGATGTAAAAAAACTACAGGTCAGTGGTTTTTATCGTGATGTAGATTTGGGCGAACCTGTTCAGATTCATACTGATGTGGAGAAGAAAAAAGCGGAAGAACAGGGCTATTCAGTCACTGACGATGACCGCTATCAGATCGCTGAGATTCAAGTTGATTGGAACTTACAGGGGTATGAGCATGAAGATGAGATCGCTCTTCCATACATCATTGCAATTGATCGCGGCACAACTAAAGTCTTGGCCATCTACCGAAACTGGGAAGAAGATGACGAGACTTATGCAAAGCGTCAGCACTTGGTTCAGTACGACTATGTACCGGGCTTTGGTGCTTACGGCATGGGTCTCATCCATATTATTGGTGGTTATGCTCGCGCTGGCACTTCTCTTATCAGGCAACTTGTTGATGCGGGTACTCTAAGCAACTTACCCGGTGGCTTGAAGTCTCGTGGTCTGCGCCTTAACAAGGGTGACGATACACCGATTGCTCCCGGAGAATTCCGTGATGTAGATATCCCAAGCGGTTCTATCAAAGACAACATCATGACCTTGCCATACAAGGAACCTTCACAGGTTCTGGCTGGGTTGTTAAATCAAATCACAGAAGAAGGTCGTCGCCTTGGCTCTATTGCTGACATGAAAGTCAGTGACATGAGTGCGCAGGCTCCCGTGGGTACAACGCTTGCTCTTCTTGAGCGACAACTTAAGATCATGGGTGCGGTGCAAGCCCGTGTTCACAACTCAATGAAAGAGGAGTTTAAGCTCCTTAAAAACATCATTAGAGATCACGCGCCCGCAAGCTACGACTACGACCCAGTAGCAGGTGATCCGACTGCGATGCAGGCTGATTACGACATGGTTGAAGTTATACCTGTCAGTGATCCCAACAGCTCGACAATGGCTCAACGCATCATGCAGTATCAGGCTGTGATGCAGTTGGCGGCTCAAGCGCCCCAGATTTACGACCTTCCAATTTTGCATAGGCAAATGATTGAAGTGCTAGGTGTAAAAAATGCTGAGAAGCTTGTGCCAATAGATGACGATATGACACCGCGTGATCCGATCAGTGAGAACATGGCGTTCTTGCGAGGAGAGCCTACGAAGGCGTTTATCTATCAGGATCATGATGCACACATTGCGGCTCATACAACGTTCATGCAGGATCCGATGATCATGCAGACGATGGGTCAGAACCCTGCGGCTCAGCAGATGATGGGGGCTATTCAGGCTCACATTTCTGAACACTTGGCGTTTGCGTATCGCCGTAAGATTGAAGAGCAGTTGGGCGTACCCCTCCCACCACCCAACTCAAAACTTCCTGAAGAAGTTGAAGTTCAGTTGTCTCAACTTGTGGCACAGGCTTCAGTTCAGTTGCTCCAGCAGAACGTGGGGCAAGCTCAGCAACAGAAGAACCAGCAGATGCAGCAGGATCCGCTTATTCAGATGCAGCAGGCTGAGTTGCAGATCAAGGCCCAAGAAGCACAGACTCGTGCAGCTAAGACTCAAGCTGACATCCAGTTGGCTCAAGAGAAACTCAAGCTTGAGGCTCAGCGCATCATGATGGACGTGCAGAAAGAGCAGCAACGCCTTGGCTCACAAGAGCGTCAGACTACTCAGAAGCTTAAAGCTGACATGGTTAAAAACATTGTTAAACCCAAACCCGGGGGTGTTAGATGACAGAGATAGAACTGCTTAAGAAGCACAACGATGAATTCCGCCAGTCGGCGGTAGACAAACTCATGTCCGGCGCAGCTAAAGACTACGCCGAATATAGAGAATTGGTGGGGGTTATTAGGGGTCTTGACCACGCCAATTTCAATCTTCAAGACCTCAAACAACGTATAGAAAGACAAAACAATGAGTGAAATACTCGTAAGCCAAGACGGTGCCACAGCCACTGTACTTCCCGCGACGGCTGAAGAGAAAGCTAAGCAGGTTCCTGATCCTGCTACTTTTCATGTTCTTTGCATGCTTCCCAAAGCAGAAGAAGAATTTAGTGAGTCCGGTATCCTTAAATCCGCTACTGCCATGTACCACGAGGAGCTACTTTCCCCCGTGTTATTCGTAGCCAAAATAGGGCCAGACGCATTTAAAGATGAAAAGAGGTTTCCCTCCGGGCCTGCGTGCCAAGTAGGAGATTTCATTATCACCCGCCCCAATACTGGCACCCGTATGAAAATACACGGTACAGAGTGGCGTTTGATCAATGATGACTCTATCCAAGCAGTAGTTCAAGACCCTCGCGGTATTCAACGCCCATAAGGAGAAATCATGGCTGAAATTGAAAAAACAGAATATCTCTTTCCTGATGAAGTAGAAGAAGCTGAGAAAAAAGCTAATTCTTCTTTAAAAGCTAAAGATGACGAGTTTGATATTGAGATTGTTGACGATACGCCACCCGCAGACAGAAACCGTGGTGAGCCACTGGATACACCACCTGAAGAAGTCACTGAAGAAGAACTTGACAAATACTCTGATGTCAAGCTTAAAGAACGACTGTCTAAATTAGGTCGCGGGTATCACGACGAAAGACGAGCCAAAGAAGCAGCATTTCGTGAAAAAGACGAAGCCTTGCGTCTGGCGCAGTCGATCATTGAAGAAAACAAGAAGCTTAAAGGTACTCTTAGTACTAGCCAAGAAGCCCTATTGGAGCAGGCCAAACGGACTGTCTCAGCAGAGGTAGAAGAAGCTAAGCGAGAGTACAAGAACGCTTATGAGGCTGGTGACTCAGATGCTTTGGTTGCGGCGCAGGACAAACTAACCTCTGCCAAGATCAAATCGGAGCGAGTAAATAATTTTAGGCCCGCCCCTTTACAAGACGATAAATCTAATGTACAAACTCAACAAATCACGCAAGCAAATGCGGTTGATCCTAAAGCAGCTGACTGGCAAGCCCGGAATAGCTGGTTTGGGAAAGATCGTGAAATGACCGGCTACGCGCTTGCGTTGCATGAGAAGCTGGTCGTAGAGGATGGAATTGATCCAAAGTCGGATGAGTATTACCGGAAACTCAACGGCAGGATTCGCCAAGTATTCCCAGAGAAGTTTGCTTCTGAGGAATCCGCTGATGCACAAACATCTCAGCGCTCGCCAAAAGCAAATGTTGTTGCACCAGCAACGCGCAGCACTGCACCTAGAAAAATCGTGCTGAACGCAACGCAGGTACAACTAGCCAAACGGTTGGGAGTTCCATTGGAACTGTACGCCCGTAAGGTTGCAGAAGAAATGAGGAAATAAAAATGGCTGAACAAAATCGATTGAAGCGTGAACTTGAGACTCGTGAAAAAGAGAGCAGACCTGCTGCAAAGTGGACTCCGCCTCAACTTCTTCCAGAAGTGGATGAGGAACCTGGTTACGCTATGAGATGGATTCGCACCAGCATGGGTGGTGTGGGTGACGCTAGAAATGTTTCCGCAAAACTTCGTGAAGGATGGGAGCCCGTAAAGGCTTCTGATCACCCTGAAGCGCATACATTTGCCGATCCAAATTCTCGGTTTAAAGATGCGATTGAAGTCGGTGGACTTATCCTTTGTAAAACACCTGTTGAATTTATTGAACAACGCGATGCGCACTATCGGAAACTCTCCGACTCGCAAATGCAATCAGTAGATAACAGCTTCATGCGCGAAAGCGACGCTCGTATGCCCCTGTTTAGCGATAAACGCACGACAGTGACTAAGGGTTCAGTTTTCGGTTCTGGGTCTTAATTTTGGAGTCTAACGATGGCATATCCTACCATTGACAAGACGTACGGTTTCAAGCCAGTCAATCGACTGGATGGTCTACCCTACGCCGGAGCGATCCGTCAAATCCCAATCGCCCCTTCCTACGCAACAGCGATCCTGAACGGTGACACCGTCAAGGTGGACACTAATGGCTACATTGTGGCTGCTAGTACTACCGACTCAGGTAACATCATTGGTGTGTTGGTTGGATGTTCTTACATCAATTCGTTGAGTCAACCTACTTTTAGCCAGTACTATCCCGCATCGGTGTCTACTTCAACAGCAATGTCTTTTGCTTTTGTTGTGGATGATCCTAGTGCAGTGTTCCGTGTTTGCGCTACTGTTGCTAGTTCCACTGTTCCCACAGCTTATAGCCGTGCGATTGTTGGTTCTAACGTGGCTTTAGTTGCTAACGTTGGTTCCACCACCACAGGTGACTCGTATTACGGTATTGACGGTTCTTCCGCCAACACTACAAATACGCTTCCCGTTCGTGTTGTTGATGTGATTCCTGACACTGCAACTGGCAACGCCAGCGTAGCTGCCACGACTTACTACGAGTTCCTCGTTAAATTCAACACCGCGCAGTACAACAGTACAACCGGTATTTAAGGAGTAACTTAAAATGGCTATTTCACGCGCACAACTACTTAAAGAGTTGCTCCCCGGTCTGAACGCATTGTTCGGTCTTGAGTACGCTAAATACGGCGAAGAGCACAAAGAGATCTACGAAACTGAGACATCAGAGCGTAGCTTCGAAGAAGAGACAAAGCTTTCTGGCTTCTCTGCTGCACCTGTCAAGAATGAGGGCTCCGCCATTCAGTACGACAATGCACAAGAGGCATGGACTGCACGTTACACCCACGAAACCATTGCGATGGGCTTCTCCATCACAGAGGAAGCTGTGGAAGATAACTTGTACGACAGCTTGTCTTCACGTTATACCAAGGCTTTGGCCCGTGGTATGGCTTACACCAAGCAAGTTAAAGCTGCTTATGTGTTGAACAACGCCTTCACTGGCGGCCCAACATACGGCGACGGCGTGGTTCTGTGTTCTACAGCCCACCCACTTGTCTCTGGCGGCACTAACAGCAACCGTCCTACAACAGGCGCTGACTTGAATGAAACATCGTTGGAAAACGCTGTTATTCAGATCGCTGCTTGGACAGACGAGCGCGGTTTGTTGATCGCTGCTAAGCCTAAAAAGCTTATCATTCCCCCAGCACTGCAATTCGTTGCAACTCGCTTGTTGGAAACCGAACTCCGCGTCGGTACAACTGACAACGATATCAACGCATTGAAGAACAATGGTTCGATCTCTGAAGGTTACACTGTTAACCACTATTTGACCGACACCAATGCTTGGTTCTTGACAACAGACGTACCTAACGGCCTGAAGCACTTTGTTCGTTCACCCCTGTCTAACAGCATGGATGGCGACTTTGACACAGGTAACGTTCGTTACAAAGCCCGTGAGCGTTATAGCTTCGGCGTGTCAGACCCACTGGGTATCTTCGGTTCACCCGGTTCGTCCTGATGAAACTGAAAAAGGGGCCTTGTGCCCCTTTTTCTTTTGGTGTATATTGTTCTTAATCCGGGCTTTCCGGTGCATCAAACAGTCCCGGCTGACGACATACCGATTGATGCACTTAACTTGTATGTAAGGAGATCCTCATGGGATTCGCAACACACCTTGGCCCTTGGCTCTTGGGCACTGTCAAAAATACTACCGGCACTACTGCTGGCACAGTTCAAAACACCGGCTGCACAATCGTAGCTCAAACTTTTAATCTGACTGCCGCTCAAGTGGCAACAGGTAGCATTTCCGCAGGTTACATCCCTGCTGGTGCTGCAATTACTTCAGTTCAGATTTTGACTACCACTTTGTTTGCTTCAGCTACTACGCTGAAAGTTAGCATTGCTGGTGTGGACACTGCTACTGCAACCACTATCACATCTGCTGGTACATACCCAATTACTTTTGCTGCTGGCTTTACCCCTACTCAAGCAAACGTTGGCGCTACTGATGCAGCATTGACATTCACAACTACTGGCTCTTCATCGACCGGTGCTGCAACTGTGATCGTTGCATACATTGTGCGTGATTCTGCTGGCAACATGGCTCAACCCGCTAACCAACAGTAATTGATCTAGGGGGCTTTGGCCCCCGTTTACAAGGAGATTAATTATGAATCAGACCCCTGTTAAACAGGCGCATATAAACGCCAGTGGATTCATGGTTCTTGGCCGTAACCGAGTCAAAGCTATTTCATTTACTGGCTCCGCGACTGCTGGGTACGTTACGTTGTTTGATACCACTGTTGCTCCGGTGACTACAGCAACTTATGGTCGTTCTGGTACAACCATCACCATTACACTAAGTGCTCATGGCTTAACCACTGGGCAAGTTATTGGTATTGACTTTGCTGCTGGCACTGGCGGTACGGCAACAAACGGCAACTACGCAGTAACCGTTACAAACTCAAGTACGTTTACGGTTACAGACATTAACTCTGGCAGTATTACCGCTGGAGCGGCAATGGTTTTTGCAAATCGTTGGTTGATGACGTATGACGTAGCGGCAAATGATCCCTACAACAATTCACCATTCATTCCTGATGATGGCGTTGTTGTTACAGATGGTGTTTATGCTCAAATGAGTAACGTAGTAGCAGTTAATATTTACTATGGCTGAAACAAAACAGGCAACATTGATGGGGCGTAAGCTGTTTATAGGTATTCCAGCTTATGACGGCAAGCTGAACATTAAGACTGCATTTGCACTGGCGCAGCTAATGCCCAAAGCGATGAGTCTTGGTGTGTCCGTCACGTTGTCTGATTTGTCCAACTGCTCCATCATTACAATGGCACGAAATGCGTTGGTGCACGAATTTTTAAAAACAGATTGCACAGAGCTTCTGTTTATTGATGCGGATGTTATTGTTCAACCCGACGACATTTTGCGTTTAATGGCCCAAAGTGGCGGTATGGACATTACTGCTGGCGCGTACCCACGTAGAGCTAAAGATGCCAAATTTTTTGCTGATGTGTATTACGACGATAGCGGCGACCTAGAATTTAAAGGCTCTTTGATGCGTTTAAAGCGTGCTCCTACAGGGTTCATGTTGATTCAGCGTCATGTCATTGAACAGATGATTTTTAATCATCCAGAGTGGACTTATGAAAAGTCCCCAACAGAAAAGATGTCAGCGGTTTTTGATTTTGCAATCAGAGACGGTAAGTATGTTGGTGAAGATTATTTGTTCTGTGATCGCGCAACTGAGATGGGATTTACGGTCTACCTAGATGTAGACATTAGTCTTCCCCATGTAGGTCAAGAAACGTTTGAGCGCAACTTTCGTGAAGAGGTTGTAATGCCCCTGCTTGAGAACATCTACCAACATAAACTGAAAGTCGTAAATGGCTAAATCACCAGCATGGCAGAGAAAAGAAGGCAAGAATCCGAATGGTGGCTTGAATGCCAAGGGCCGCGCCTCCGCGAAAAAGCAAGGCATGAATTTGAAACCGCCCCAGCCAGAAGGCGGCTCCCGCAAGGACTCTTTTTGTGCGAGGATGGAAGGCATGAAGAAGAAGCTGACATCCGCAAAAACCGCCAAAGATCCAGACTCACGCATCAACAAATCTCTTAGAGCCTGGAAATGCTAGATATACAAACCCTTTGGTCAGCAGCTTTGTCCGTCATTCTTGGCGTGGCGGGATTTGTCCTGCGTGAAAAGTTTGCTGAAGTCAAAGATGTAGCTTCAGAGCTACGGCGCGTTGAGCGTTTACTCAATATTACACGAGAGGAAAACCATCGTGATTTCATTACTAAAGCAGAAGTGCAACGCATTACTGACCATATTGACCAACGGTTTAATAAGCTTGAAGAAAAAATTGACCAGCTTATTCGTCAAAGGGGATAATGATGCCAAGCAGTAGCAAAAAACAACATAATTTCATGGAAGCGATTGCGCATTCGCCATCGTTCGCCAAGAAAGCTGGAGTCCCACAATCAGTGGGGCAGGACTTTGCAAAGGCCGATAAAGGCCGTAAATTTAAAGGTGGCGGTATGGCTAAAAGCGACATGAAAGAAGACATGAAAATGGACAAAATGCAAGACAAGGCTATGATTAAAAAAGCCTTTAAACAGCATGATGCCCAAGAACACAAAGGTGGCAAGGGCACATCTTTGAAATTAGCTAAAGGCGGTATGCCCACTAAAATGGGTTCAGTCCGTACAGCTGCTCCTAGCCGTGATGGTGTTGCCAGCAAGGGTAAAACCAAGGGAACAATGATTGCCATGAAACGTGGCGGAAAGTGCTAAATCATGTCATTACTTGATCGCATGATGGGTAAGAGCGAAGCTGGCGCTGGTCGCGGCTTTGTTAATCCTAAAACTGTTGCTGAGATGGCGGCTGAAAAACGTACACCACAGCAAAACGAAGCTATCCAAGAAGCTAAAGATGCTAAAGATCGTGAAAAGATCAAAGCTATGGGCTACAAAAAAGGTGGCTCAGTTTCCTCTGCTTCTAAGCGTGCTGATGGCTGCTGTACCAAGGGTAAAACCAAAGGTACTATGGTCAAAATGAGTTACGGCGGGAAGTGCTAACATGATGGCCAGTCGTGGCATGGGTGACATCATGCCCTCTAAAATGCCCAGAGGCGTGAAAAAAGCACGCCGAGATGACACTGACTTTACGCAGTATGCTGAAGGCGGTAAGGTCAACGCTGCTGGCAATTACACAAAACCTGGTCTTCGTAAGAAGATTGTGTCACAAGTAAAGGCAGCAGCAACGCACGGTACTGGCGCAGGTCAGTGGTCTGCCCGTAAAGCGCAGCTTGTAGCCAAGAAGTACAAGGAAGCTGGTGGAGGGTACAGAGATTGAAAGCCCCTCAAAAATCGCTTAAAGACTGGGGCGACCAGAAATGGCGTACTAAGTCTGGTAAACCGTCGAGTAAGACGGGTGAGCGATATTTACCTGAAGCGGCTATTAAATCTTTGTCTCCTCAAGAATATGCGGCTACAACTAAAGCAAAGCGTGCTGGAAAAGCAGCTGGAAAACAATTTGTAGCTCAACCAAAAGCGATAGCAAAGAAAACGGCGGGGTTTAGATAATGGCTGAAAAATGGATTCAAAAAGCAATTAAGAAACCTGGGGCTTTGCGCTCCGCACTTGGTGCTAAAAAAGGTGAGCCAATCCCAGCCAAAAAGCTGGCAGCGGCGGCTAAGAAGCCTGGCAAAATGGGTCAGCGTGCGCGGTTGGCTGAAACACTTAAAGGTATGAAATGACCACTACCGGCTCAACACTCTTTAATATGGACTTCACGGAGATTGCCGAGGAAGCATGGGAGCGTGCGGGCCGCGAAATGCGTTCTGGATATGACTTGCGTACAGCACGTCGTTCTATGAACTTGATGACTATTGAGTGGCAGAACAAAGGCATCAACATGTGGACTATTGAGCAGGGGTTTATTAACTTGACCCCGGGCTTAGCCACATATGCATTGCCCACAGATACCATTGATTTGCTGGAACAAGTTATCCGTACAGGCGCAAATACATCTTCTACGCAAGCTGATTTAACTATCACTCGTATTAGTGTTTCTACTTACGCCACGATTCCTAACAAGCTCCAGCAAGCCCGCCCCATTCAAGTCTGGGTTCAGCGCCTTTCTGGAGAAGTTAATCCAACGTCTGCTACTCTTAGTACAACGATAACTTCTACAGATACTACTATCACGCTTAGCTCAGTGACTGAACTAGCTGGATCAGGTTTTATTCGTCTTGGTACAGAAGATATTTACTACACATACATATCAGGGAATACCCTAGGTGGAGTATTCCGTGGTCAAAATAATACAACTGCGGCAGCTCATACAAGTGGTGTTGCAGTTTATGTACCTCAACTACCTGCTGTGACTGTTTGGCCTACGCCTGATAATAGCGTACCTTATCAGTTTGTTTACTGGCGTTTCCGCCGTATTCAGGATGCTGGCGCTGGTGTAGAAACAGCAGACATGAACTTCCGCTTCCTACCCGCTTTAACAGCTGGGTTGGCGTACCACATTGCAGTTAAGACACCTGAGTTGATGCCTCGCGTGCAGATGCTCAAACAAATTTATGACGAGACTTTTGAGATTGCCGCTGGTGAAGACCGTGAAAAGGCAGCTATTAGGTTTGTTCCTCGTCAGATGTTTATCGGGAGCGGTACTTAATGCCTAATCGTTTTGCTTCGGGCAAGCGGGCGATTGCCATGTGTGATCGCTGTGGGCAACAGTACCTGTTAAAAAAGTTAAAAACTGAAATCATTAAGCAACGTAAGTATCAGTTGCTTGTTTGTGAAGAGTGTTGGGATCCAGACCAGCCGCAGTTAATGCTGGGAACTTTTCCTGTAGAAGACCCACAAGCTTTGCGCGATCCACGCAAAGACACAACGTATGTGACTTCTGGTGTAAACGTGGATGGTACTTTGTCTGGTGGTTCACGAGACATTCAGTGGGGCTGGTACCCGGTTGGCGGGGCTAGTAATTTTGATGCAGGATTGACACCAAACTACTTGGTAGCAACCACATTTGTTGGTACAGTAACGGTATCTTAAGGAGCTTAATATGGCATACACAAGAGCAGCGGATGGCATTGCCAAAAAAGGCAAAACCAAAGGCACAAATTTGGGCAACAGTGGCCCTACAGCTGGCATGATGAACGGCGGTAAAAAGACTAAAGGCGTGACTGGCGAAGCCATGCGTGCAGTTGGTCGTAATATGGCTCGTGCTAACTACCAAAAGCGAGGCTAATCATGGCTACATTCAGCAAGAAAATGATGGGTAAAGAAGTTGGCGATGCCAAGGTCTACGCCAAGCCACACACTATGTCTGGTAAAGCTGTTGGTATTTCCAACAATCCTGGCAAAGAACCAAACAAAAGCAAGCTTGATACGCTTGATATGAGCGTTGGTGCTTTTAGCAAATCAGCTGGTGATGAACCAGCAAAAACAACTGGTATCAAAATTCGCGGTACAGGCGCGGCTACTAA